GATGTTTTTAGCATATAACGCACATAAGCGAGAAGCAGCAGGAAAGCCAGTAAAAGGATTTGAAGTATGGATGGAAACAGTTGCTGATGTAATAGTCGGTGATGCAGACCCAAAAGCCACCCAGCAGGAAGCCTAAGTAGATTATTGGTTGAGTTGGCAATAGCCACACAAATTCCAATGAGTGAATGGGTTGATGCAGACGACATTATGACAGCTATAGAAGTATTGGAGCAGAGGTATGGCAAGTGAAACAATCGCCTATAATAAAAAAGACCTGCGCGATATTTACAAAGCTTTCAAACTTATGGATGAACAAGCTACTGATGAAGCACGCCGTCAATCTGGTGCTCTGGCGTATTTTGCATCTCAAGAAATTAAAGCGGCAGCTGGAACTAGAACAAAGGCTGGCAAAGTTTCGCAAAGAGTCGCAGATGGCGTTAGCATCTCTAAAAAAAGTAAAATCGGCGAATTCAGATATGGATTTGCAAGTCAGAAATTTTCAGGTGGTGGTACTACACAAAACTTATGGGGTGGCGTTGAGTTTGGTTCAAATAAATTCAAACAGTTCCCTAGTTATTCAGGACGGCAGGGTCGTGGATCTCGCGGATGGTTCATTTATCCAACCCTTCGCAGAATTCAGCCTGAATTAATTGATAAATGGGAAGAAAGTTTTAGTCGCATTATTAAGGAATGGATCTAATGGCTACTCCTAGTCGTACCTTAAAGTTATCAATACTTGCCGATGTTGATGACTTAAAAAAGAAATTAGGCGAAGCCGATAAGGCAGTTGAAGATAACTCAAGCAAAATTGCTGCATTTGGAAAAAGAGCTGCTGCAGCTTTTGCCGTAGCTGCCGCTGCTGCCGTTGCTTATGGCACTAAATTAGCCGTTGATGGGGTCAAGGCTGCAATAGAAGATGAGCAAGCACAATTAAGATTAGCTGCTGCATTAAGAACGGCTACAGGGGCTACAGATGCTCAAATAGCGGCAACTGAACAATTTATTCTTCAAACATCTTTGGCTACAGGTGTTGCGGATGAACAACTTCGTCCTGCTATGCAAAGGTTGGCTGTAAGCACAAAAGATACAGGTGAGGCTCAAAGATTATTAGCACTAGCTTTAGATATTTCAAAAGGTCGTGGATTAGAACTTGAACAAGTAGCAAACGCTTTAGGCCGTGCTCAAGATGGTAATACTTCAGCACTTGGTCGATTAGGACTTGGTTTATCTAAGACAGAATTGGCAACTTTAACATTTACAGAAATTCAACAAAAACTTGCTGATCTTTATGGTGGCGCAGCAGCTGCAAATGCTGAAACATTTCAAGGAAAAATTGATCGCTTAAAAGTAGGATTTGATGAAGCAAAAGAAAGTTTAGGTGCAGCACTATTACCTGCAATTGAACAATTTATTACATTCTTAAATCAAACAGGTATCCCAACATTAAACGCATTTATTGCAGGATTAACTGGTGCTGGTGGATTGAATAGTGGATTAAATGAAACTCAAAAAGGTGCAGAAAGTTTTGGAAGAGCAATATCGACAGTTGCTGGCATAGTGTCTGGATTTATTACATTTCTAAGAGAAGCTATTGGTTTGGTGGTTTCATTAACAAATCAATTGATTAGAGTTATTAACATTTTACCTGGTGTCAATTTAGGATCTTTGCCTAATCCTGCACCATCATCGAAAGGTAATAATTCTGTTCCATCAGTTCCTAAAGGTGGTAATGGTAGCAATTTTAATTATGGTTCAGGAAATCCACAAATTTTCAACATTTCAGTAAATGCTATCGATGGTGAAGGCGCTGCAAGGGCTGTTGCATCAACCTTAAATGCTCAAGCAGCTAGAAGTACATCAGCACTTAGGACTGTTTAATGTCCGAATTTACACCAGACTGGAAATTAACTGTCGGTGGTGTTGATTATACTGATATAGCAATCAGCGATGTTCAGCATCAAGCTGGTCGATCAGATATTTACCAACAACCACTTCCATCTTATGTTCAAGTTACTTTGGTTGCCTTAAATGGTCAAACATTACCTTTTGACATAAATGACAGTTTAGATTTACAGGTCAAAGATAGTTCAAATACCTATGTCAGCTTATTTGGTGGAGATATTACTGATGTGAGTGTTGAAGTTAGAAATGCTGGAGCAGCAGCCACAGTTGTTCAATACACGCTTTTGGCTATGGGTTCACTTGCTAGATTAACCAAAGAAATCTTCAATGACAACGTTTCTCAAGACGAAGATGGTAACCAAATTTATGAGATTCTTTCAAGCGTATTGCTTGGCACTTGGAATGATGTGCCAGCAGCTACAACTTGGGCAACTTACAATGCAACCGAAACTTGGGCTAATGCAGTCAATTTAGGACTTGGCGAAATAGATCAGCCGGGTCTTTATACCATGAGTTCCCAATCAAATGTTACCGACACGATCTACAATGTTATTTCAGATATTGCAACTTCAGCATTTGGTTATATCTATGAAGACAATGCCGGAAACATAGGTTATGCAGATGCAGACCATAGGCAGAATTATTTACTCAACAATGGTTATGTTGAACTAGATGCTCGCCATGCGTTAGGCGCTGGCTTATCTACCATTATGCGTTCAGCAGATGTTAGAAATGACATATACCTAAATTATGGTAGCAATTACAATCAGCAAGTTGATGCCACAGATGCAACTTCAATTGCCCTATATGGCTACAAAGCCGAAACAATTAACTCTCGGGTTTATGGAACTGTCGATGCTCAGGCTATTGCCGATCGATACATAGCCCAAAGAGCCTATCCAATCCCAGCATTCCAATCGATCACATTCCCAATTACTAACCCTGAAATCGATAACGCAGATCGGGATGATCTACTAGCTGTATTTATGGGAATGCCAGTTCATATTCAACACCTACCCAATCAAATATCAGGTGGAGATTTTGAAGGTTATGTTGAGGGCTGGTCATGGAGCACTAGGTTCAATGAACTATTTCTCAGAATAAATGTTTCTCCAGTTGCATTTAGCCAAGTGGCGATGCGTTGGAATACCACGCCAATAACAGAGGCTTGGAACACAATAGACCCAAGTTTGACTTGGGAGTACGCTACAATAGTCGCATAGGAAAAGGATAAAATGGCAACTACTACCAATTACAGCTGGAGCACTCCAGACGATACCGCGCTGGTGAAAGATGGCGCAGCAGCAATTCGCACACTTGGATCATCTGCTGACACAACAGTTAAAGCATTAAATCCGGGAACTACTGCTGGAGATATTGATTATTACACAACATCAACTACAAAGGCTCGAGTTGGGATTGGAACTGCTGGACAAATTTTAGCAGTAAATTCTGGAGCAACTGCACCGGAATGGGTTACATCTTCAAGCGGTGGCATGACTTTATTATCTACAACTACATTAACGGGTGCAAATGTTAATATAACAGGCATTAGTCAAGATTATCAAAGTTTACACATTTTAATTACTGGTGTTACAAATGCATCTAGTGATGGTGCTATACGAGTGCGACCAGATGGAAGCACTAACAATGGATCTACAGGACAAGTGCTTGGCACAAATTACAACCAATTTAGCAATATTAGTTTAAGTTTTGAACAAAATATGTTGAGAACTTCTGCTAATAATGCTTTTGCAATAGACATTTTTAACTATACATCAACCACAACATATAAACCATTTACTTTTTCTGGCTTTTATGAATCAAGTGGGCCAACAAATGAATATGTCATAGGTGGCGGTGGAACTTCAGAAATTTCTGCTATAGATAGTCTTTTTCTTTTTCATGGTGGTGGCAATTTTTCTACTGGAACAGTAAGAATTTATGGGGTGAAATAATATGACAAAACCAATGATAAGAATACATAATACTCAAACCGATGAGGTTATTGATAGAGAGATGACTGCTGCTGAATTTAAGATTTACGAAAAAGATCTGGCAGTATTAGCAGCAGAAAAAGCCGAAGCCGAAGCAAAAGCAATTGCTAAGGCAACAATTCTTGCTCGCATCGGCTTAACAGCTGATGAGCTAAAAACGATTCTTGGCTAATGAAGCCTTGGTTATCTAAAGCTGCTGAAACATTACGCGACCAAATCAATGAAACATGGTTGGATCGCGATAAGCGAAGTGATGGGTGGATTGGTGATTCTAAACATGCATTACGAACAACCAAATCGGATCACAACCCACGACCAGACGGAGAAGTTTGCGCGCTCGATATTGACGCTGGCTTATCTGACGAAAAAGGGATTAGTCATGCTCTGGCAGATCAGCTTCGACTCACAGCAAAAAAAGATAAGCGTATATCTTACATAATCTATGCCGGCAAAATCTGTTCTGTAAAGTCGCTTTGGCGCTGGGTCAAATATAGGGGCATAAATCCGCATCATTCCCATTTGCATATTTCTTTCAAGCCAAATCAAACAGGCGAGAAGTTCGACATCCCACTACTGAAAGGCAATTAATGAAACTAACTAAAAAACACAAAGCAGCAATTAAGTCATATTTGAGAGCTGTGGCAGCTAGTGGAATTACAGTTGCCCTAGCAATAGTGGCTGACATACATCCAGCCTATGCAACTATGCTTGGTGCGATTGTTGCGCCTATTGCCAAAGCGTTAGATCCAAAATCAGGGAGCGAAGCGGATTATGGAATTAATGCGTCATGACCGCAAACGAATGGGTTGGCATAGCCGTTGGAGTAAGCGCCGTATCAACAAGTTTATTACTGGGTCTGCGTTGGGTTATTAAATCTTATTTACAGGAACTAAAACCTAATAGCGGAAGTTCGATCAAAGATCAAATTACTAGACTTGAACAGCGTGTTGATGATCTGTTTGTCTTAATCAGTAAGCGATAATTTCTGCTATGGCGAACACACGAAAACGCACACCACGCAAAAAGGTTAATCGGAGAGTAGTTCGCCAAACTCCTGAACCATTAAGTAAATTAGATCAATTCTATATTGCAAAGCATGAAATGTTTAGAGCTGCACGCAAGGCTGGATTTAATGAATCCTGTGCGCTTTACCTAATGGATAATCCTGAATCAATGCCTGACTGGATCGTAGGCGATAAAGGAATAATCCCAACTATTCCAACTCCAGATGAGGATGAAGATTAAGCGATACTTGGTTATCTCGGATTTACAAATCCCATACCACCATGAAGTAGCTGTAAAGAATGTTATAAAGTTAGCCAAGCGAGAAAGGTTTGATAGTGTCCTTTGTGTTGGCGATGAAATCGATTTTCAAACTATTAGCCGATGGGCTGAAAAAACACCTTTGGCTTATCAGCAGACCCTTGACGATGATCGCAAGGCGACTCAAGATATTCTTTGGGC